CACAGCAATTCCAAGATAATCATTACCACCATTCAGAAACTCAATGCCGCCGTCAGCAAAACATGGTACAGCAACAAAATTTTCAGTAGTAAAAGAGAACAAGAACACAGGTGAATTACTCATTATCAACTACGCAGGCGAATGGACTTACAAAACAGCACTCGCAATCGCAAAAGAAGCAAACCGAGAATTTAACGAGGAAGGATGGAGAATCGTATGTGTAGTAGAGACGAAAAAATTATATCCTAACGAAAATGAAAAAACCGAAAAAGATTAGAAAATATGAAGCAGACGGATATATTTTCAATACATTTCAGGAGTTAAAAAATTATGTGTACTTTCACACATCAATAAAAATGAAGAAAATATGTTATGAACTAGAAGAAGATGTTATTACAAAAAAATACATCTTCACAAAACAAGAAAGGAGGTTAATATGTGAAAAAACTTATGACAAAGACAATGAAGATTTAGAAAAATGGAATCAAAAACAACTTAAATTATTTTAAACATGCCTAGAGAAGTATTCGGAATAGTAATATTACTATTAATAATCGCCTTCATAGGCGGAGGTTATTTATACATTAAAAATAGAGACTTATGAAAATCAACGGGACTCAATGGGTAGAAATTATCCGAGCTATTTCGACCGCAATAATTGCAATCATTACTACACTTTGTGTGCAAAGTTGCACAATGAGTTTAAGCGTCAGCAAAAACAATCAAAACTCAACGCAGAAGACCGAACAAACAACAACGTCAAGCGTTGATAGTACACACATCAATATTAATCCTAAAAACTATTAAAAATGGAAAGAGAATTTAACGACATGAAAGATGTATTCAGAGTGTTACCAACAACTCAAGAAGAAAAGGAATACATGATTGTAATTGGAAAGCATTTAGCAACAACTGAAAAGTTTCCAACACGTGAAGCAGCAGAAGAAGTAATCAACTCCATAAACTGGAATCTAGTTGCAGCAATGATATATGCATGTAAAGAGGCAGACGAATATGAAAAGAAGCTCAAACGCTCTGCAAAAAAAGTCACTAACAATTCTAAAAAGGAGGGCTAAACCATGGCAATACAAAAAAATATTGGTAAAAATACCATAGGAGACAACCAAAAAATGTCGGTTAGTCTACATGACTACCAAATGTCAACACACGATTTATCAACAATCGTAAGAAACACTCAAAGTCCAGGAACACTAGTGCCAAATCTATGTTTAGTAGGACAAAAAGGAGACACATTCGACATTGATATAGATGCGAATGTACTGACACATCCGACGACGGGTCCGTTATTCGGCTCATTCAAATTAGAACACCATGTTTATACAGCACCTGTAAGATTGTACAACAGTTGGCTACACAACAACCGTACAAAAATCGGTCTGAATATGGCACAAGTAAAACTACCTCAAATAGCGGTAGTATTAAATGCAACATACGATAATGCAACAACAGAGGACAACCAATGGGCACAAGTAAACCCAAGTTGCCTACTAGCATATTTGGGAATCAGAGGTTACGCAAACCTATCGGGAGTTCAAACAAAACCGGTAACAAAAAACGCAGTGCCAATCCTTGCATATTACGACATATTCAAAAACTTTTATGCAAACACGCAAGAAGATAATTTCTATATTATCGGAGCAGCATTGCAATTAAACAAAATCTCAAGAGTAACACCAGCAGGCAACGAGGCATCAATACCATTACAAAAGACGTACATAATGGAAGATGGACTACAATACCAAATAAGCGACGTTAGCGACGACAAACTAGATTATATAGAAGTACGTTGGCAAGCCTCAAACGGTGGACCTGCAAACACTACAAAACTATCGGAAATTGCAGATGAAATACAACTATCAGGAACAACCGCAACATTTACGGCAGCAGTCAAAGCAGCAACAGGCGCAGAGTATATAAGAATATACTCCATACAGTCAAACGAATCAACAGCGCTAAAAGAAATCCCATTAGAAAACCTTGATACAATCAGGGATAAAATACTAATGACCGCAGGTGATACAGTATTTAATATAGGAAGCCTAACAGCAAGCGTAGAGCCGTTCAACTCATTCACAAAAAGACTAACACAAACAAGCAAACTGTATTCAACTATTCCACAATTTGGACTATGTCTAAAAACATACAACAGCGACCAATTCCAAAATTGGATTAATACGGAATGGATAGACGGAGTAGACGGAATTAACGAAGCCAGTGCGGTAGACGTTTCAGACGGTACATTATCAATGGACGCCTTAAACCTATCGCAAAAAGTATACAACTTCCTTAACAGAATCGCAGTAAGCGGAGGTACTTACAGAGATTGGTTGGAAACAGTATACACAGGCGGTAACTACATGGAAAGATGCGAAACACCAATGTTCGAAGGAGGTGTAAGCCAAGAAATCGTATTCCAAGAAGTAGTAAGCAACAGCGCATCCGAGAACGAACCATTAGGAACACTAGCCGGACGAGGCGTAACAACAGGACGCCAAAAAGGTGGTCATATACGCATCAAAGTAACAGAACCATGTTATATTATGAGTATATGCTCAATCACTCCGAGAATAGACTACGGACAGGGCAACACCTGGGATACATATCTGGAAACTATGGATGATTGGCACAAACCAGCATTGGACGGAATCGGGTACCAAGACTCAACAAACGGCGAACGTGCATGGTGGACAGACTATTTTACAGCAGACCCAGATTTAAAACGCACGTCAGCAGGTAAAACAGTGGCTTGGCTGAACTACATGACAAACGTCAACAGAACATTCGGAAATTTTGCGCCCGGAATGAGTGAGAGCTTCATGGTATTGAATAGAAACTACTCAATGAACAATGCAGCATCACCACAAATCGAGGACTTAACAACATACATAGACCCAGTAAAATTCAACTACATATTTGCAGATGCAAATCTAGACGCTATGAACTTTTGGGTACAAACAAGATTTGACATAAAAGTGAGACGTCTAATCAGTGCAAAACAAATTCCTAACTTATAAAATTTATTACATTATGAAGTATTCAAAACCATCAAAAAATAACGGTAGATTAAAATCAGTTGAAATCTACGAGGGTGAAAGCATTGAAACAAAATGCGCAAGAATCCTACAAAACAAGGAGCCGATTACAGACACGGCACCAATCATCTATACAGCAAAAGAAGACGGTGTACTACCTGCATATAATATCCGTACGGACAGATTTGATATAGCAATGGACGCTTATGACAAAATCACAAGAAGTTCAGCTAAAAAAGAACAGGCGGTAAAACCAGAAGATTTTGGAAATGTACCTAATAAAACAGAAGGAGGCTCACCTAGTGAAAACTAAACTGTTTAGAGAAGTATCTCTAAAGCCTTGTAGGTAACGAGCACTTCGGAGTATTTGTAAAGACAAAATACTTTAAAATACACGAAAGTACGCACCTACAATTTATTATCAAGTAATATGAATAACGCTTTGAAACATCAAAGCGCGAAAATGTAAATAATTATGCTAGGAACTATTATCGGTATAGGAGCAGCAGCTGGAAAAGCAATCGCTAACAACAATGCCAAGAATGAACAAAAGAAAGAAAATAGGGAGTTGATGAAATATCAAGCAGACTTGAATCAACAACAAGCCTATTACAGCACAGGACTGGCCAAAGATTTGTGGGATTATACAAATTATGAAAATACCGTTAAGCACATAAAAGCAGCAGGGCTAAGCCCTGCTCTTATATATGGCGGTGGCGGTGGCGGTGGAAGCACTAGCGGAGGAGGTCAAGCAAGCGGAGTAGGAATGCCAAGCAAAACAGGAACAGAGGCAGGAATACAAGCGCAAGGAATGGCGCTTCAACTAGCAAACGTAGCAAGCCAAACCAGGCTAAACGAAAGCCAGGCAGACAAAAACGAAGCGGAAGCCGAAAAGACTAGAGGAGTAGACACCAAAGCGCAAGAAGCTACAATTGATAACCTAATAGCTCAAACTTCAAACGAAAAAGTGAAGAAAGGACTCATATTAGGACAAATCAGAGTGGCAGATGCGGAAGAGGAACTCAAGCGAAATACAGCCGATTGGACTAAAGACAAAGCCGATGAAACACGCTGGAACATCAAGAGCCTACAAAAAGGAATTGATAAACTAGTTGAAGAAGTCAACGGAATGAAACTCGACAACGAGTTAAAAGAACGGACAATCGACAATAAAGTAAGAGAAAGCTCGTTAACACTCCAAAACCTGATGGCTGAAATACTACTTAAAGGAAGCCAGCAAAAAGTCAATGAAGAGCAAGCAAAAGCAATCCCAGCAGAAATCCTACAAGGATGGGAAGACCTTAGAAAAAAAGGAAAAGCACTAATCATCCAACGGGAACAAATGGAAGCCTATGCACAGGACGTAATAAACAGATACGAATTGGGTAAAAAAGGGCTAGACATTGAAGAACAAAAGCTCGTCAAAGACATTGTATTAGGAATACTCGAAATTGCTTCAAAAGGAGCAGGAGCAGCACTAGGGGCAAAAGTGGGTAAAACAGGTTTTCAATAATGTGTCTATATCCTAAACTCATACCAAATAAGCGGTACCTACCAACAAAAAAGAATGGCGGGGTACCGCCTGTTTGCCCTGACGAAAGGTTACGTTATGTAACAGCAGCATGTGGGGACTGTTATGAATGCAGGAAACAAAAGCAAAGACAATGGGTGGTAAGAATGTCAGAAGAAAACAGACAAACACCAAACGCCTATTTCCTAACACTGACAATCGATGATAAATCATACAAGCAACTAAAACAAAAATACAAGTTAAAAGATAATAACGATATTGCAACAAAAGCTATAAGACTATGCCTAGAAAGAGTACGAAAATTAACCGGAAAATCCGTAAAGCACTGGTTTATTACAGAACTAGGACACGAGAAAACAGAAAGATTACATCTTCACGGGATAGTATGGGGCTTGGGGAATGGAGAGAAAGTAACGAACAGTTGGAAATACGGAATCACATTTACCGGATATTTCGTAAATGAAAAAACTATCAACTACATTACAAAATACATGCTAAAGGTAGACGAAAAACATCCAAAATTCAGAGGAAAAGTGTTATGTTCTGCCGGAATAGGGTCAGGCTACCTCAAACGAGAAGACGCCAAAAGACATGTATATATCCCAGGCAAAACAAATGAATCATACCGGATGAGAAACGGTGGAAAACTCAACTTACCAATCTATTACAGAAACAAAATATTTACAGAAGAAGAACGTGAAAAACTATTCCTAGACAAGATAGAAAAAGGAATTATCTATGTACTAGGAATCAAAATAGACCTCAAAACAGAAGAATCAAGATACAACGGTGTACTCGTAAGCGAACGAGAACGCTGCGAAAGACTATATCACGATAATCCGAAAGAATGGGATGAAAGAAAATATCTCAACAGGCTTAAAAAACAAAGACAATGGATAGAATCTAAAGCGACTATGGTCGCCGAGAAGGAAAGAAGAAAAGAAGAAAGAAATGAAAAACAACTAAATAACGACATTGATTTATTCGCCAATCTATATTTCAACTCAAATTAGGAGCTGCGCTACGGCATGTCCAGCGGGGTTCCGCGTTTACATCACACGGGTCTGTATTTACCACCTCAAGGCCGGGGGGCCCAGGGTGTATAACGGGAAGGTGAGGTACACCTTTATCCGAGAGACAGCTACCTTAAGACCAGGATAAAGAGTGACGTGCACCCGTCCTAACGGACGTGGTGTGCGGCTTCGCCGATACTATGGTGCTAGACGCTAAGGAGAGGCTCGGCGCCTCTCTGTTGCTCTAATCCCCGTTCAAACGCCACGGAGGCTTAAAGATACTATTGCTAATAATAGTTAAATACTTCAGATAAATATCAGAAAATTTATAGAAATCAAAAAAAATCAATTATATTTGTAATGTCAATAA